CAAGCCTTTGGCGGAAGATGCCAGGGAAAGAATGCAAGCCAGCGTTGACAAATGGCACGCCAGGTTCAAGCAGGAAGTCAGCATGAAACGCTCGATTCCCGAAGGAAACATGGAGGGCCAAACATTTGAAGGAGTCGAAGCCGTTGATGCTGGACTGGCTAATGGTGTGATCAACAGCATGTCCGAGCTTTTGACGCTCCTCTAGTAATTTCCATTTTATCCCATATGGGTAAGATGAAGAAACTATTCGGCAAACATCTGGACCTGATCGAAGCGAACCAAAGCATCGCGGTGCTTGAGAAAGACCTCGAAGCTACCACAACTGAACGCGATCAGCTTCGCGCCGACATCGAGGCGCTGAAGGAAGCCCACCAAAAGGAATTGGGCGACCTGAAGGCAGAGCATACAACTGCACTCGAAACGGCATCCGCCCAAATCAACGACCTGACTAACAAGGTCGCATCTCTCGAAGAAAGCAAAGTGAGCGCCGCACAGCAAGCCGCAGACATTGTGGCAAAGCAAGGCGTTGAGGCACCAGTCGAGGACAAACCGCAATCCGAAGCCAAAGAGGACAAAAACCTTGATGAGCTTTGGGCTGAACATAACGCGCTAAGCAACTCGAAAGAGAAACGCGCATTCTACCTCGAACACATCAAGCCTCAACTCTAAATAGCTAATGGCAAACACGTTAAACGGCATTAATTTGGCCGCAATCGCTCAAGGAACTTTGGATTATTTATCCTATGAGTTTCACCCACTTCGCGCGTTCACCCGTGATTTTTCGGAAGACATCGCCAGCCGTGGCGAGTCTGTAACCACTCGCGTTCCTAGTGCCGCCACGGTCCAAGACCTTTCAAGCGGTTACTCTGCAAGCGATGTAACCAGCACCGCCAAAACAATCACCCTTAACAAATTTTACGGATTTGTTTACGGGTTTACGGACGCCGAGGTTTCCAAAGCTGGAAACCTGGACTGGTTGCAAGGAATCTTCATGGCCCCCGCATTGGAAGCCACATTGAACAAGGTCATGGATGACCTGCTCGCGTTGGTTTTGAATGCGACGTTTTCGGCTAACGAAGTCATCACCGCCGCAAATTTCGACGTTGATGAAATCGCAGACCTGGCCGCTGACCTAAGCGCCGCCAAGGTGCCGAAATCTGAACGTGCATTGTTGCTTCCCCCGACCTACTACGCATCCATCCAAAAGGATGCCATTGTTCAGGACGCAAGCTCATATGCCGGCTCTGAAGCGGTCCGCGAGCACGCAGCGCGCCGGGTGCATGGATTCAACCTGTTTGAATACTCAGACATTCCTACGAACTCTGAAAACCTCGCCGCAATCGCTCTGCATCCTTCCGCATTGCTGTTGGCCGCTCGCCAGCCAGCAACGCCAAGCGATCCGGGCCTGCAGGTTGAAAACGTGACCGACCCAAGCACAGGATTGCCGCTTCAATTCCGATCATGGTATGACCCTGACGCCGGTGTTTACAAGGTGTCCATGGGTGTTCTTTACGGTGTAGCCGCTGGCAACGCGACCGCACTCAAACGAATCAAATCCGCATAAGCCTGACCTATGGCCAACACGCTTGGAGGAATAAACCTTGCGGCTATTGCCGAGCAAACGCTTGATTACCTGGGGAGTCAGTTCTTCATGTTGTCAGCGTTCACCCGCGATTTTTCGCAGGACATCCGAAACAAGGGTGCGAGCGTCACAACTCGAATTCCTTCAAGCGCCACGGTCCAGGACTTGTCAAGTGGTTACTCGGCATCCGATGTAACCAGCACGGCGAAAACGGTCACACTGTCCAATTTCAAGGGCTTTGTGACCGGGTTCACCGATGCGGAAGTTTCCAAGGCTGGAGATGTCGATTGGGTTCAGCGCATGTTTGTTGAGCCAGCAGTTGAAGCCACATGCAAAGCGGTGGCCGATGATTTGCTTGCGCTCGTCACGAACGCCAATTTTTCAGCAAACAGCGTAATCACCGCCGCAAATTTCGACAGCGATGATCTTGCGGACCTAGCTGGAGCACTCACCACGCTGAAGGTTCCAAAGTCGCTCAGGTCCGCGCTCATCAGCCCGTCATACAATGCAAGCCTGCAAAAAGACGCTGCGATCCAGGACGCCAGCGCTTACGGATCACCGGCAGCAGTAAGAGAGCACGCCGCTGGAATGATTCACGGGTTTGGGATCAATGAATACGAATCAATCCCGACGAACTCTGAAAACCTGGCTGGATTTGTTTGCCACCCGTCCGCACTCCTTATTGCAGCGCGAACAGTTGCGCCCCCACTATCGCCCAGGGTTCAGGTTTTAAATACCGTCGATCCAAAAACAGGCATACCGTTGCAGTTTCGGGCGTGGTATGACCGCGACGGTGGATTATACAAATTTTCCGTCGGACTGCTTTATGGCGTGGCAGTCGGAAACGGATCCGCACTCAAACGAATTTTAAGCGCATAAACAAAATGGTCAGTAAACCCAACATCCTAATAGGGCTCAAACGCACCGGCGAATTTGAAGCGATTGCCATCAGCGAAGATGCAGACGTTATCAAGCAGGCGTTTGACAAAGAGCGGGACAACCCAAGCGGCAAATATATCCAGATCCAGGAATACCGCCGCCCACCGTATCGCCGCCGCCGTGATATTTCGCAGACTCCGCCGAGTTCCGAAAAAAAACCAACAGCCAAGACCAAGTAACACCCGAAATCGTATTGGTTCCGTTGCCCGGTCTGTCTGCATGACGGGCCGGGCATTTTGAATATATGGCCGACAACAAAATAACCCAAACAAATAGCCGCTTTCTCTACGAGACAGCAGCCGCCGCAACACCCACAACCTGGGCTGCGATTGGCGAGGGTTATACCTGGAGCGATGATGGACGCTTGTTCAGGGTTACGGCAGACGAGCCGCAATTTGACGCAACGGCCTATGTTGCTCAACGGACCAATGAAAGCGGGGATTACGAGGACGAGGTGACAATTGCGCTTGATGTCCCGGAAGGTGATGGACTGAGCCGGGTGGACGTTTTCACAACCGAAGTTGTTACCGCATCGCCTGATTACACAACGCTATCCAGAGCACAAACTTTTTCAAGGGGCAGCGAGCAGGATAGGATAGCCCATGAACAGCAAGTTGATTTGGAGGTGCAAACAGGAATCATTTTTGACTACGCTGGCAGCAAATACCGAGGAACCGTAACGAGCCGCACAGATTCAAAGGAATTTGAGCCAGGCGGATATTTGGAAGGGTTCGAGGCTTCTGTAACATCAAGCCGCCAGCAATGGTCCAGCGCTTCAGTCGTCCCGATCATTGGGGCACGGGTTACTGTTGCGGGGGTTAATTACCGCATTGGCCAGATAATCAAAAACGGCGGTCATTATCAATTTAATCTTACAAAACAGCGTGGCAGTTGAAGTAAAAATTGATACGCGAGAATTCAACGCGGCGCTTCGAGAATATATAAAATTCTCAAAGCGAAGCTTGGCCGAGATCGTCAACAAGAGAGCAGTCAACATTTGTTTCCGAGCAATACGGCACACGCCAGCAGCCAGGCGCCCACGTATCAACCGGGATTTACGCCAAAAAAGCAGAGTTGCGCCCAAGGCTCAACTTGGACCGATCCTTGTAAATTACAACCGACGGCGAGCAGGTAAAAAGGTTTTGCAAGGAAAAGACCTGGCCGCAGCAGTCGAAAAAATGAGGCTTGCTCGCCATGCATCTGTTGGGTTTGTGAAATCAGGATGGTTCGGGGCCATCAGAGATTTGCAACCGTCAGCAAAGGTTTTCCGCCGCCCGCCCAGGGTAATCATAAAGGGAAGGCCGAAGGGATACGGCAAAGCAGCGCGGCAAGGGATCAATCCAACCGCTGAAATTGTTAACCAGGTTGAAGGCGCTGTGAAGGTTGGCCGGCAAGCGCTTCAGAGAGCGATGAACGAGGACGCGCTCGACATGCGCGGTTATGTGGCCAAAAAAATGCAACAAGACGCTGACAGGTTTAACGCACGATGAGCGCACGAAGCAAAACTGAAGCCGCGACGGTGGCACTGCTCAAGGATTATTACTCAGGGCATGTTTACGCCGGTACTCGCGGAGAGATTAAGGAATTGCCTTGTGTCGTTGTATCGGTTGCCAGCGGTGATGAAATGCCGCTTGGCAGCGGTAACACTGTTTGCGAGGTCACTGTGAGCGTTCAAGATCAGATCGACGAGGACGGCACACCGAACAGCACAGACAGATTTGACGAAGCTGTTGATCGCATCCAAGACGCGATCAGATACGACAACTTCGACACTCAATTAAGCGCCAAGGCATCAGATTTTTATTGCATCGGAGTTATGGGTCGAAGTGGCCCTGAAACTCAACACGATGACGAGCAACCAATGATTGCGGAAGTTTTCACCATGTCTCTGCTCATAGCCGAGGCCGATTTATAAACCACAAATCCAAGGATAAAAAATGGCAGTAGTTCAAAAAGGTAGCCCGGTAGCGTTTGGCATCGGGGCAGGATCCGCAAAGCTAATCAAGGCTGGAAGCGGCTCAGAAATCAGCGTTTATATTCAAGATGCGCGTTTATCGTTTTCTTCCAATACTCAAGAAATAATGGACGGAAACGGGGAAGTAACCGGCAAGGTGTTTTTTGATCAGCGACGGCAGCTTTCCATGAACGTGTTCATATCTGGCGCAACCAAAGCAGCAGCAGAAACCGCTTTCGAGTCTGATATTTCACCTGGCGATGAATTGATTGTTTCATGGGATGAATGGGAGGAAGTGGACGGCGACACCAATCTTACAGGCGACAGCACAGCGGGTGAGGGCAAATTTGTTGTTGATACCTGCGAAAAAACCCGCGCCCAGGGGCAGGTTGCAGAGTGGGCAGTCACAGCCACCATGTATGCAAATGACCTTACCGCCGATGCGTCTTAATGAACTGGATCAGCACCATTGAGCCAGCGCCTTGGCGGATAGCTGGGTATAACCTGGGGCCGTTGCTTTTTGGGCATTGCACGCTTATGGAGCGCTTTGATCTCAGCTCAATAGACAATGAATCTGACTTACATTTTTTCCTTGGTATTTGCAGCCGGGATTATCAGTCGGCATATGATTGGATAACAACACAGCAAGGTAAGCCTAAAGCAAGGTTTGATGATTTTGCTACATCTAAGTGTGAGGTTTTTCGATACCTGCATGAGAACATGGCGTTACCCCAGACGATGGAAAGCACTGAACAAGGTGAGACTCGCGGATCGCCTTTTTTGCAAGCTCTCCGGACAACTGCCATCACAAAGCTGAACTACTCGCCGCACCTGATAAACGAATCAAGGTTTGGTCAACTTGTTTGGGATGTCTTGAGCTACAAAGAGGCAACTGGACAAACGCGAATCATTGACGACTATTTATCAAACCAACTTGCAAAACTGGAGGAACTAAATGCCAAGGTTTGAGTTAAAAGGAAAAGTCCAGCTTGATGGGAACCAATGGCAGGCTGGACTTAATCAAGCGAAGCGGAGCGCTGACAAGTGGAGTTCTGAAACTTCCGGAATGATTCGCAGGCGCCTTGTTCAAGCTTTCGCAGTTGGCGCTTTATGGCGAAGCGCAACTGGAGCATTAGATAAAGCAGCAGAGATTAGAGATAAATCAGCCAGAATGCAGGTTGACACAGAGACTTTTCAACATCTTGATTACGCAGCACGGCAAAGCGGGGCAAGTATTGATGATGTTTCAACCGCTATGCGCACTCTAGCCAGAATGCAACAGGACGCCACAGAGGGAAGCGAGGAGGCGCTTCAAGCGTTTGAAAGAATGGGTCTTGTGTTCGATGATATTGCAGGCAGAAGCGTTGAAGATGTTTTCATGGATATTTCAAAAGCTGTTGAGGAAGGCCGGAATCAAGCAAACCTTTTAGCTGACATGCAAACATTAATGGGCAGAGGTAGTCAACCGTTGATCCCGGTTTTTCAATCAAATTTTTCAGGCATGATGGAAGAATCTCGAAAGATTGGAGCACCGCTTTCGAGTCAGCAGGTTTCAGAAATGGGCCAAACTGCCGACGCTTTAACAAAAACACAACAGCAAGGATCATATCTGCTGGGGAAAGCATTTTCAGAGCTTAGTCAGGCTGTTGAAAAATACGTTCCACTTTTATCTGTTCCATTCGATCCGGACGCAAGGCGATCAGTTGAAAACGCTTCAAGGCTTAACACACAACTTCAAGAAAAGCTCCTTGAAAAAATTGAACGCAACACAAGATCCTTGGATGTTTTAAAATGACAGTCAGACATAAAGGAAGCACAGCAATACAGTTACAGCGCGTTGAGTCCAAATGGACAAGAGAACGTGGGTGGGAGGCTGTTTATGTTTACGTTGGGCCGAAGGCTCTTATTTCAGCGGCGGCAACCAACTCAGCTTATGTCCAGTATTCAACCGGCATTGATGTTGTCCCGGATAAAAACCTTTCAGAGCTTCGTGTTACGTTTGCGAATTCAGACAATACGCAGCCGGACCAATACACAGAGGAATCATCCACCTGGACATTTGAGCCGCTACTAATTGAGAAAAATATTGAGGAAAACCCGAAATACATTTCCCTTGGAGATATATCAGGAGAAGCCGGTTTTGTTCAGCGCATCCTTAAGGCTGTTGAAGATTATAAATCAAAGGTTAGCACTGGAATTTCGGCGCAAAACTCAGACAAGGATTTAGTGTTTGATTTAGCTAATTACATAATCTACGACAACGCAACGAATTCGAATATCAGCACAACAAACGAGGCGCTTGCAGAAGAATTGGCTGGGCTGCTAGTGAGGGGCCACACAACATACCGCAGCGGGAAATATGCCCTTCAAAATATCAAAGTTGTTCCGCCAAACACATCACTTGCCGCTGATCACTTCAAGACAGGCTTCCAGTGGAGCACCGCAAGAATTATCGACCTGATCGCAGCAAGTCCGCCGTCCGTCACGTTTTCAAGCATTATCGGAAACCTGGTTGATGTTTTTCCAAATGACCGTTGGCTAAAGGAGCCGCCAGTAATCAACTCAACCAATAACGGGAAGTTTGAAATTATCACCAGATGGGAGCAGCAAGGACAATATGAAACTCCTTACCAGTTACATCCTTATTATTGATGCAATTCAAACGGTTATTACAATTCCGGGCAAAAGACATCTTGGATGCTATCAATAAGCTTCAGGATGCGGTTCAAGCATTACAGCCGAGAAAATCCAGCGGCACACTGCAAAGCCAAGGCCCAGGTGGAACCACAACGCGAGCCAGCAGCGCTGCCACACGCGCAACAACGGTTAATGTCAGCGATGACCGCCCAGCGAGGTGGCAGTAAGTTGGACTTTTGCCCCATATATATAGACACGCTCTAGCTGGCGAAGTCCAAATTTGGAGACATTATGGCAACAGAAAAATTCTTTGTATTTAATGAAGCCGGGACGCTTAAACGTCTCAAGGGTCGCATAGTCAGATTCTTAGACAATGAAGATCCTGACAATGACGACAAGGCTGCAATCAGATCGTCCCTATCAGTGCCAGCAAGCGCCGAAGGTTTGACACCAGCAAACAACCTGAGCGACTTGGACAGCGCAGCCACAGCGAGAACAAACCTCTCAGTCAACTCCAAATACGAGGACGCACAGGCTAATGCGTTGAAGGTCACGGCACCTGCTTTGTATTTCAACGGGAGCAGTTCTGTGGTGACGGTGGCCGATG